GTGGGTATGCGGGTGTGAGCGCCATAACAGGTGTTAAGTTGTCCACTGTCAAACAGTGGCGCTACTCGCATAACATCCCGCTGAAGTACATCGGGGTGGTGGCGGGCGCGGCCAAGATATCGCCACTTGAGTTGTATCACTATGTCACCAAGCACAAGACAAGCTCGGTGCCCAACAAGGTGCGGCCCTACGAGATACTTGACGCACTCCTTGAGGGCAAGCCAACGGGGCTGCCTGAGCGCACGGAGGCGCTGTTGCACAAACACTATCCAAAGGACAAGCTGCTACTGCTGAAGGACATCTTCCAGCGCTTGCAGCAGCGTTTCGACAGCCAGTATGAATACTCTTGCGCGATCGCTTCCAGCGCCCAGGCCCTCGGCATCAAGCGCTGCAACATGTTCCGCCTGATGCGTCAGTTCTCTGTTGAGCGTCAGAGCTTCCTCACCCAAGTCGACACCAAGGCCGCGAAACAGGCGACGGCACAGAAGCGGGCGCGGCAGAAGGAGCTTTCTGTGAGTGTGATCAAAGGTATCATCACCGGCAAGGAAGCTGCCGTAGCGATCGAACAGAATTACTGGCAGATGCTGCGGATTGTTGAGTCGCACTTGGCCAAATACCCCGGCTACACACCCGGCACGCTGCGCAAATTACCCCGCTTGATACGCCTGGCCATCGGCAATGAGGTTGCCGCTGATCCTAATAGCGAGGAAGATAACGGAAGTCAACCTTTGAGCCTCAAGCTGAAGGCGTTGTATGACGAGTTTTACAATGAAAGCGTGGTCTACAAGAAACCCTTGGACGTGGTGCATGCGCTATTCAAGGATAAGTTGATTCTGGTACTGGATGGCGACATCGGGTTACAAGAGCTGAGTCAAGCAACTGGCGTTAAAACAGATGACTTGATTCGCTTTTTCGACAGCCAGTTGTTCATGTTCGGTATTTCATACAGCGTACTTGCAGCAAGTTCCATTTCACATCAAGTATTGATGGCGGAAATTCTCAAACACAGTAGCTATTAAGCAACTTGAGCACTGTTATGGTGCTCAGTGCGGCAAAGGAGGCAGGATGGATGAACTGATGGGTAAACGGCCCACGCCAACTTTTGAGCGGGAGCCGGTCAACAATCCGCTGAGCCACATGTCGGTGGCTGAACTGCTTGATCTGAAGCAAAAGATCGACGGTTATCTGCCGGCAGGCGGCCTGAAGGACATCAACCTTGAGCGCGAGCTGCTGCAACAGTTTGCCGTGTTGAAGGAATTGCAAGCCAGCGTCATTCAGGATGGTGAAACGCCGGCCAATCAAAAGGCCCAGGTGGCCGGGCAGTTGGCCGCGATCTTGCGCCAGATCGTGGACTTGCAAATCAAATTGTCCCGCGAGGAAGAGTTCAAGATGATGGAAACCTGCTTGGTCGAGGCGGTGAGTTTGCTACCTGAAGACGGGCGTAAGGTGTTTTTTGAGGAATATGCGGTGCTCGCGCGAAGGTCTGGCCTGCAATGAGTCTCTTTTCCGACCACATCAATCGCTTGAAAGCCTCTGCTGGGTGGGCCAACGATCAAACCCAGGTAGCAAACTGGCTCACGGCCAACACCACGATCGAAGGCCGCCCGTTTTCGTTCAGAGACCACGAGTGGCAAATCGGACCCCTTGGATCGAGTGCGCGCGAGATTGTGATGATCAAGCCCAGCCAGGTCGGAGCCACGGAGATGAGCGCACGCTGGGTGTTGGCAAGATTGATGCTGTTACGCAGCTATACGGCCATTTATGCGATGCCTTCCGCGCATTTTGCGCGGACTTTTGCCAAAACAAGGCTGGATGCGATCATTAATGACAGCGAATCGCTGAAAAACGCGGTGTCGCCGGTTGTAAATTCATCGGATGTCAAGCAGTTTGGCTCGTCGTACCTGTACTTGAAAGGGGCGAGTGTCGGGGCGCAGGCCATTTCCGTGCCGTGTTCGGCGGTCATTGTGGATGAGATGGATTTCTGTGACCAAACCGTGCTGTCGCTGTTTACATCACGCTTGACCCACTCGACGTATCGGCATCAGATCAAGCTGAGTACGCCGACAATTCCGGATTTCGGGATTCACGCCGCTTTTGAGGGCACAACCAAGCATTTCCGCATGTGCAAGTGCGGGCATTGTGGAGAATGGTCGCATCCGGACTTTTTCCGGGATATTCGGGTGCCGAACGTGCCTAATTTTCCGGTTGAGGCGATCACCAATGAGGTGCTTGCCAAGTTTCCAAGCTATCGTGATGCGTGGATGGCTTGCCCGAAATGCGGTAAGCCGATGGATTTCAGTGCGCAATACCGGGAGTGGGTGGCGGAAAACGACGGGATTCAGCGGGATCGGCATGGTTTTCAGGTGTCGCCTTTTGATACGCCGAAATACAACACCCCGGATTACATCATTGAGTCGGCCACGAAGTACGCCCGGAAAATTGATTGGCAAAATTTCACATTGGGTCTACCAGCCGATGATCGGGACTCAACCTTGAGCCGTGAGGAGATGAAGGCGTGCTTGATTGACGCGGACGTGATGTCGGGTTCGTACAGTTACGTTATGGGTCTTGACATCGGTGTAACGAGCTACTGCGTTATCGCGGCGGTGACCCCATTGCAGCAGTTGATAATTGTTCACATCGAAGCTATTCCGTTGGAGAAGCTATTGGTGCGGCGTGCGGAGCTTGTGAAGCAATATCGAATACGGACTTCGGTTGCTGACGCGTTTCCGTGGTCTGAAACGGTGCATCGGATGCAGCTCACGGACAAGAATTTGTACGCCGCGATCTATTCCAACCTCAAGTCACTTGAGACACACACGATCAAGCTCCAGGACGAGGATGCCAAGGCGGGTAAGTTGAACTTGCGCACGGTGTTCATCAATCGGGATAGGGCCTTCGATGTGCTCATGGACGAGGCGCGCACGGGCGGCATATTGAAAGTGCGTAGCGAGTTGGACGAGACCTGGATTTCACATGCCTGCGATATGAAGCGGGTGCGCTTGTACAAGGCGGATTCGCAGGAACTCATGACGACGTGGCGCAAGAGCGAGAAGGGTCAGGATCATGCCTGGCACGCGACACTCTATGCGTGGACGGCATCCCGCTTGCTAGGCACATCAGCGGGATTCTCCGGCGCATTGCCCCTTTTCAGCACCTTCAAGTTGTGGGAGGGGGAGGGCGCTGCATAGAATACGCTTATGGTTCTATAAATAAACTTGATGTGCCAAGCGGGGCGTGGTAGCGTCACGGTACTTCAACGGCGAGGCCGGGCACATGTTCAACGGCTTGAAAACATTCTTCGGCGTAACGCCATCGGCAGCGGCCACGCTACCCACGCCGCCGCCGATCAAGGTGAAGGGCAAGGATGCTACCAGCCTGCCGAGCTACTTCACGACCGCAGCCCCGTCCACGACCTCGGCGCTGACGCGCTCGGATCGCGGCCTGCTCAATGCGGACATCACGGCCTATCGCACCGCCTCTCGCAACACCCGTGAAGCAACGCGCAACTTCGTCGCCGCGTCACCGGATTTGTCGTCCGCTGTTTTCCACTATGCACGCTTGGCCATCACCAATCGGTACGTCGCCGTCGCCAAGAACCTGGATGGCACTTTCAACGTCGAGGCCACGGCCTTGCTTCAGCAAATTCTGACGCGCTTTGAGGTGTTGGGCGACTATACCCAAGGTTACGTGGCGTCAAGCTCGTTGCGCAGCATGTCGGAGTCGATGGTCAAGGAGTTGATGCTGTACGGCTCTTGTGCTGCTGAACTTGTGCTTGACAAATCGCGTGCGCCGGCGCGCATCCAACCCATCAGCGTCACCCAGATCGAGTGGTTCCCTGACGGCAAGGGCGTGCGCCCGCAGCAGACGGTGGGCGACGCCAGGGTCAACCTGGATGTGCCGACGTTTGCCTATGTGGCACTGGATCAGGACTTGCTCGACGCCTATTCTGTCAGCCCGCTTGAAGCGGCCTTGCAGACGACCTTGTTCGGGCATGAGTTTTTGAATGATGTACGTCGGGTGGTGAAGCGCGTGTTGCATCCGCGCTTGAAGGTCACGATCGATGAAGAGAAGTTCCGCGCCAACATCCCGCAGGAAATCCAGTTCGACCAGGAAAAGCTCAGCGCCTACATGGGGAGCTTTATCGGCGATCTGGAAACCAAGATTAACGGCTTGAAGCCGGAAGATGCGTTGATTTTCTTTGACTCAATCGGCGTCGAATATGAGTCTCGCGGCAACGAAAGCCTTGGCTCTGAATACGAGATTTTGCAAGGCTTGATTGACGCCAAGATGTCCTCTGGCAGCAAAACGATGGGCACGATCCTTGGCCACGGCACGGCCAGCAGCAATATCGCATCGAGCGAGACCATGCTGTTTGTCAAAGCCGTACAAGGGTCGGTTCAGGAAAAGCTGAATGAGATTTATTCACGTTTGTTGACAGTTGCGCTGCGGGTGCTGGGCGTGGATGCGTATGTGGAGTTCCGCTACAACTCGGTGGAGCTGCGCACGGAGACGGAACTCGAAGCATTCAAGCAAACCCGGCAGTCGAGAATCCTTGAATTGCTATCGCTTGGCGTCTACACCGACGAGGAAGCGGTGCTTGAGATGACCGGGCACCTGCCGCATCCGGGCTATAAACCCTTGTCTGGGACGATGTTCAAGAGCAAGCAGAGTACGGATGCGACGGATGAAACGAGCAACAACGGATCAACCTTGAACAAGAGCTTGAATCCGGATGTGCCGAGCAAGGCGCGGGGTAGCAACAACAAGGCGAACCCGATTAAATCAATTGTTGACAATGTGGTTAATATAGCCTGATATGACCAAACACTTTAATCAAGATACGGGGGGCTGGATCATCAGCAATGATGTGAAGGGTCAATGCGAGCGCTGCGTGCATGTTGTCGTAGAGCGCAAGATGGCTGCGTGTGACTACAACCGAAAAGATTTTGGCGATGCACACAACTGCGCCTTGTTTTTGTTCGACCAGGAGGCGGAATGAGCATCACGTCAGCGGAAGCGCTTGCTCGGTACGGCTCGCCGATACACGAAACATCAATGGTGCTATGGGATGTGCCGGAAGTGATGACACGCTCAGCAATCCCCGGACGTATCTATCTCAATAAAGACCTTCGCGTGCCGCTGGCAGATGCAATCGTCAATCTGATCGTTCGTCGCGTGGACCATGAGCTTAAAACGTGGGATGGCTGCTTCAACATTCGCCCCAAGCGCAACGGCAACGCCTCTGGTGCGTCACTCCATTCGTGGGGCTTGGCAATCGACGTAAATGCAAGTTGGAACCCGGTCGGATCAGTAGGGAAATTATCACCAGCATTTGTCGCGTGTTTCACAGATGCAGGCTTTGCGTGGGGTGGCGATTGGGATAAACCCGATCCGATGCACTTTGAACTTGCGGAGCTTCCATGACCGCACTCCTCAACAACTCCATGACCAAATTCTGGGACTGGATCGACACCCGTGGCGTGATTCGCCGTGCGGTGCTGTTCATCGCCATCTACATGCTCTGGGTCCAGGCCGAATGGGCGCGTGACTACGCGTTTGAATCCCTGGCTCTTGGCAAGTCTGACGCAAGCATCGCGGCGATCATCGCATCCCTCTCCGCACCGGCAACGATGCTCGTTGGGTTTGTGTTTAAGCACTACCTTGAGTCGAGAACGACATGAGCGAATACATGCTTTTTCTAGCAGTCGGAATACCCCTCGCGCTCCTGATTGTTGTCGGCTGCGCCCTATGGTTTGGCTCGGACAACGATGAGGATGCGTAAATGCCAACACTGCTCACCGCGTTGTTTTCATTGTTCAGAAGCCCCT